TCCGAAGATGATACAATATCTTTGCAAATCGAGCATCTCTTCGGAGATTCTGATCACCGTCTCAGTACGCCAATACTGGGGCGGTTTTTTATTAATGTTAATAGTTATTCGTTATTGTCTTCTTCATCTATCCAAATAGTTTTATTGGATGGTTGCGACAAATCAATTTCAGCTGATTGGTGGAATTCCTCTGCAAACATAGTTTTATTAAATTCTGCAGTTGGATCAATAGAAGTAACTATACTTTCCAATTCGGAAATGTCTACTCTGAAAAATTCTTTGCGAAGATTTACTTTATTGAGCCTTTTCTCATTTAAAATATCATGGAGTTGCTTTTCAAGTCCAACAGCATCTTGAGAAAAGATAAAACTATGTACATCAAATTTAAATGGAACACTTGCGCTGCCAAGCTCGTTAACACGATCCTGAGGGTCTAAACGACGAGTCATTCCGATTTTGAATACATCCTTTCCAAAAGCTCCTAAATTACTGATTATATATACATTTCCTGCTTTACCGTTCTGCAAAGTAGTAATTTCATCTTTTTTGACAATTACATTAGAAAGTTGTTGTTGTAATTCAAGAATTCGGGCACGTAATTTTTGCGTTTCGGTATCGGAAGAGGCTTGGTTAAGAGAACCTTGAAGTTTTTCAATCTCAATTTTATATTTAGTTTCTTCTTTTTCAATTTTCTTTCGCTCTGTTTCAAGAGCTTTTCTTTCCTCGGCTTCTTGCCTCATTTGTTCTTTTAAAGCAAGTTGTTCTTGACGAGCCTGTTCTTTCTTTGTGTAGTAAGAGTATTCTATTTTAACAGCGTTGATAAAAAGGTATTCCATTTCACCAATAAATTTCGTGAGAGTGCTGGCAATACTCTGATTTCCTTCTGCAGCAATCTTAAGATATTTTGCACAGATAGTTTTAATGTCTTCAATAGATTTTTCTAATTTATCGTATTTCAGATTATATAAAACATTTTGCAGTTCAGCTCTAAGAGCGATAACGACAAGAGAATATATAGATTTATTTGCTTTAGTAGTATAACGAGACTTGTAAAGATCCATCAACTGATCTATTTGTTTCTCATTTTCTTTATATGCCTTACGAAGCTCTTTAACATCTAAAGAATGAAAACATAATGATATCGAGGGAGTGAGCGCTTCCAAATCCTTTTTATCATGGGGATTTAGGCGACAGTTGCTGTACTGAATATCAGATATGAGAAAATTATCAAGTACATATTCAATGCTCTTATACAGTTCTTTGTAGCGATTAATTTTGGATGTCTGTGTATTTAACTGCTTACTGACTTTTTGAGAACGTTCAGTAAGGGAAGAAAGTTCTTCGTGCTGCTTAGATATAAGCGCATTATTATCAACAATTTCTTGGGTCATAGAATCCAAGCGAGCTTTTACTTGAAAATATTCATCAGCATGCAATTCTTGTAACTGCTGTTTTAAAGAATTATTTTCGGCCTTAATTTTGCCAACTCTGAATATATCGAATAATCCCACAATATTCATCCTCCGTTCCTAAATGGTTTACAAATTATTTCGAAATGCGTAATTCAATCAACTTCTGATGATACCCCGTCATCCGAGATATCTGTTCAATAGTAAAATCTCTATATTCTTCCAATAACGAATCTGGTAATAATAGCTCCATTCTTTAATCTGTTGATGAAATCATATGTATCACCGCAAATGGTTCGAAATAAATGACATAATTATCAACAACAGCGTATACACCGTATTTAGAATGGTAACACTGTATAGCCTCTTTTAAATATTCTTCCGTAGCGTTCAGATATTCAGCCATCTCATAAAGATTCCCACATCCTGCTTCATAAGCACTGATCAGGCCGGTAAGTCCAATCTTTAGATTATACCCATAAAGCCGAGCTCGATACTCCTGTTTTCGGCTTTCTGCCTTGCTCTGGTCTAAAATGTTTCCGGAGCTGGTGCGATAATGCCCGATTTCTTCGGCGAGCACACAAGATTTTTCTGCTTGTGTTTCTATATTCTTTCGGATTGCTATCCGTCTGCCACGGATCAGGCCGTCATGCCCAGTAAGTGTCTGCTCTTTGACAAGCAATCCTTCCTGATCGGCAGCAGTCAGTAATTGTTCGTAATTCAACTGGGATCACCCCTTTGGCAATTAAAATAAAACGGTTCTCTTTAAGCTGTTTGCTTGTAGTCAACAACTGCAATTTCAGTCAGCATACCTTTAACTTTTTGAATAATTTCTTCGATTCGTTCAAGTGTTTCACCATTTAAGTATTCTTCCCCGCATTGAGAACACTTTTCACAAGGAACATTCTTGATAATGATATAGCATCCCTGATAATCGGTCATGTAAGTTGTTGTAGAAGATTCAATATTACCTTTGCAGTAAAAACAAGTCATTATGCGTTCTCCTTTCTGGTCTTGAAATCAGATTCCCATTTATCAAAACTGGGGAAATAAGCTGTTATAAGGAACAAATCTGATTCGTGATTTCCGATGACTACATGAAGATATTTATCTTCGATGCTCATCCCCAGAATTAAACAACTGGGGTAAGGATAATCATCTGGATATTGTTCGATGATTTCTCCATTCATAATACAGGATATTACATCTTTTAAGAATATTCCACGCTGTTCCAGCCTTTTAGCTGCGTGGAGTGTAATACGAATGTTTTTGGGTATACATAGTTTACGCAATTCCAATATATCTAATGCCATATCATTCCTCCCATTTTGAATCATCATTCATAATATCCAGATCATGCTGAACACTTTCGGGTGTTTGCTTAACGTCTGTACGGGCATGAGCGGCAAGAAGATCGATAGTAGTAATGTTATTAGATTCTTCGGATAATTCCTCTGTCTGCGATACGGAATCACGAAGTTCAATAATATGATCGTATTCTTTCTGGAGAACTGTAGCAACCATGTCTTTACCGTGAGCGTCAAGTTCGCGGTATTTTTTTATTATATTTTCAAATTCTTCAGGGGACGCTTCATTTTTATATAGTTGTTTAGTCTCATCTTGAAAGAGGTAATTTGCATCGCAATGTAAAATATCGAATAAATCATATAAAAGAGTTGCACGAGGGGAATTAACATCTGTTTCCCAACTTCCAATAGCACTTTGACTAACACCCAATCTTTCAGCTAATGCTGGTTGTGTAATACCAAGTTCTTTACGTTTATCTCTTAATCTACTTCCGAAACTCATCGTCCTACCTCCTTATATTGAGATATTACTACAAAAAAATGGTACAGTCAATAAAAAACCAGAAAAACTGATAAAAACATATTGACAAACCAGAAAAACTGATATAATATGCAAATATACCAGAAAAACAGGTAAAGAAAGGAGGAAAACCAGAATGACTATTGCCGAAGCAAATGAACCTTTATCAAACGGGTTAAAAATCATCATAGCTCAAAAAGGTTTAAAAAATTTGTATGTTGCAGAGAGCGCTGGTTATACACCACAAGAGTTGAGCGATATGCTCAATGGCAGACGTTTGATTAAAGCGTGCGATATTCCAAGAATTGCAAAAGCTCTTGGTGTAGAAATAAATTATCTTTTTGGAATAGAGAAAGGAGCGTAGAGGAGATGCCTGAAAAACTTTCTACAAAAGAATTAGTAGAGGAGTTGAAGAAAAGAGAAGGTGTAAAAACAGAATATGTCGAACCATATCAGGACAAGAAGTTATCCGTCAATGGTCCGGCAATGATTTTGGTTATTGTTGATTAGCCAATACGTCTATATGGATAAATGCCTTTTACATGAGAAGCTAAATAGCTTCCATGTGAAGAAGCTGACATAAGTCCATGGTAAATAGATACCGGTACTCCTGAATATGCATATAATCCACCACGATTGAATGCAACGTAAAGAGTACCGTTCTCATAGCCAATGCTTGCGATATTGGAAGAAGAAACAGGAATCATATTCATTGGTAAACACCACCTTTCTATTAGAAATAAGAACGTTCTAATAGCATGATACTATAAATATATTTACGCGTCAATATATTGTGTAGAAAATGTGTTCACATACAATATATTGTGCTTTGCGTGATTATTTGGATATCCAGAAAGAGGTGAGATAAATATCAACGATCGTAGCATCCATAATTGTATCAGTAATTACAGCAAAAATAGTAGCCACCTACTATTTTAAGAAAGTAGATGGCTATGTTAAAGAAATGTGTGAAATGACAAATAAAAATAATGAAAAGACATTGGCTATTTTACACAGACTTCAAAGAAATTCTCTCCCAAAGGAGCAAAGAAGAAAAGTCAATAGCTGTCAGACCAGAATGAGACAGCATAGAGGGGGAAGGTGGAGCGAGATGGAAATTCGATCTATAAAAATTGACTTTGATAAAGACATATTAGAAATCAATGGAAAGAAAGCAGAGAAGCCAGTTATTGTAACTCTCCCAGGGCCTGATGGATGGCCCATACAGAAAATGTTCAACCCGGAAATCAAACCCTATGAAGAGTATGGACGTATCACAGTCACTATCAATAATAAGCTTTGATAAAACGAATGTTATTGGATACAGCATAATCAATCATTTTAATGAAATGACCGTTTATGATCGTTCCACAGATTTCGGAAATATCTTTGCCAGCATTAGACGGAATAGCAATTAAAAGATAATTTCCGGCAGAATCCTTACATTCAGTAAAGTAAGTATCATATCCATTGATATTTATTGAAATAGGTTCCATAAACGATACTCCTTTCTTAGATACTCGGCATGCCAGTGCCTGTAATACAAGAATAGGAGAGAAACAAAGAGAAGTCAACAAAGGCCGTTCGACAAACTGCTTAAATTTTTATAAACAGTAACCCATACATATCATTTCCCATACCATAAAAAAGAGGTGAGGAAGATGTCAGAATTAAAACTGGTAACAAGAAATATCCGTATTAATGGAATTCAGCATAAAGCCAGTGATATGTCAGAAGAAGAAATCAAATGCCTGCTCATCCAGAGACAGGATGAACTTCTTCTGAGCATGAATTACGAAAGAAAAGCCGCCGGTTAAGGCGGAGAAAGAAGGACAAACATTATGAAACAGTACATAATCATAGCCCTCTGCATCCTTGCAGGGAAATATGTGGACATCCCGATCTGGTTTAACATCCTCTTTGGGATATCCGCATACTGGGCGGTAGATCAGCTTAGAAGAGTTCAGGAGGAAAAAACATGTTCAGAGACAAAATAAGAGAGATTCTGGAGCTTGTACTCAAAGCTGAAGAAAAGAATATTTATGTGGCATACAACTATGACACAAACACAAAAGCATTAACGATTATAACAAACGCAAAGGTATTTGCCTTTGAAGACAATGAGTATATGGAAGAATGGTCAGAAGAATGCATTCAGTATCTCAAAAACCTGATCGGGGAGAGAACAGAATGACTGAAGAAGAAAGAATAAGGGAAGTAGAACAGATTTCCAGAAGAACCAAAGAATCCGTCAAGATCCCGCCAGATCAGCAACGAATCATCCGTATTGTTCGATTTAAGAGCGGAAAACTGGCAACTTGTATAGGAACGCTGGAAGATGCCATTCGAAATGCAAAACGAATGGAAGAACTCTACGGACCGATCGAACACATAGAATAAAAAAGACTCATGTAACGCAAATACATGAGCCGGGGTGACTTTTGCCACTTGGATATCGAACCTATAAAAAATATAACATCCAGGTGGCGAAAAGTCAAGATTTAAGCAGGAGAAAACCTGCTATATTTTTAACCTTTTTCAGGGGACAGGGAAGTCCCTTCAGGGCTTGATTAAGGGTATTAAACTTACGACACCGGGGTGACATATGAAGTGTGGATACATAAGAGATACATGGGATTGTGGGGAAACCTTAGAGGTAGAGGAAAAGCATACAGGAAGATATGGTGCAAGGGGTCAGAAGAGGGAGCCGAAGAAGGAACCCACCCCGGAAGATATCATAAGGCAGAATCAGTGGAAGAGGGTGAGAGAACTCAGGAGACTGGTAAAGTGGAACTTCACAACCGGAGACAGCTGGATCACTCTCACGTACCAGAAGGACAAGAGAGTAAGCTGGGAAGAGATGATAAAGCATATGCAGAAATTCATAAGGCAGCTTCAGACCAGATACCGGAAATACGGTTGGATCTTAAAGTATATCTGGAGACCACAGATAGGAAAGAGGGGTGCGATCCACATCCATATCCTCTTAAATGCCGAATCAAATACAGAGACTCGAACAGAAAAGATTGTCAGGGAACTCTGGACACATGGGAATCCGAACATGAAAGTTGTATACGACCTGAAGAACGGAGATCTGGCAGAGTACATAGCAACACCCTTACAGGAATGGGAACCGGAAAAAGCAAAAGCATATCATCCGTCCAGAAACCTGATCCGCAAAGAACCGGCCAGAAAAGAAATAAAAAGACGTTCCCTGATAGACAAAGATGGAGTAGTCAGAGAACCCAAAGCCCCCAAAGGTTACTATGTGGATCCGGATTCCATCAAAAAAGGGATCAATCCTGTGACAGGATACGCATACCGCCATTACACACTTGTAAAGATAGACAGGAGGATTTGAAGATGGACCAGAAAATGGCAAGAGTAGATATTTCCCTTATTGTCAGTGACAAAAGCGCAAGGATAAAGAAAGGAAGGTGCGTATACATCATTGCCAGTCAGGATTTCCCCAAAGGTCCGGGGAATCCGATCAGCGGCAGAGAAGAAGCAGAAGATACCACACCGCACCGTCTTGTCATGCTAGGACTGATCGCCGCCCTGAAAAGAATACGCAGACCGTCCCTGATCACAATCCATACAACCTGCCAATATCTTGCAAATGGTCATAAGAACCTTAACGTATGGAAGACAAACGGATGGAAAAGAAGCGGGGACCGGGAATTAAAAAATGCAGACCTCTGGCAGGAGATAGATAAACAGCTCAGCGGTCATGCAGTAAGATTCCAGACGGAATTTTAATACAAGGAGAGGAGAACACAATGTTTGATAAATTTGGAGAAATGAATTCATACACAGAGATCAATGAACTGGCAGCCAATCTTCTGCAGGAAGGAGATCTGGACAGCTTAAAAGAACTGGCAAAGGAAAACGGCATTCCGGATGATTATGTAGAGATGTATCTGGAAGAAGCCATCCCATCCCTCTGCGATTCCACATCTGCAGCTATTGGTAAGATCGATGTGGAATGCATGAAATTAAAACCTAAGGAACTGATGCTGGACTGGGTAGAGTACATCAAGGGACTCTGTATGGAGAATGAGATGATTGCCCACCAGGTCCGCAAGAAAGGAAAGACTCTGCAGGGATGCATGGCGGTTCTACTGGAATATTCTTTTAAAAACCAGATCACAGTAGATAAAGCGATCATAAAGGCAGCAGGAGTCAGTGCAGGCAAGGTGACATTTGGAGTTCCCGGCATGGCAAAAGCCAAGGAGTTGATTCAGAATTACTACATGGGAGGAACAAAGGCATGAAGCGGATAAAATTATTACGCTGCATCCCATGTACAGTCCCAAAAGTAAAAGATTCCGACAGTGTGATTGCGGCAAGCCAGCTTCTTGAAGTGGACGGAGAGCGGGCAGTAGAGATCAGCCTGTTCGTTAAAGGAGAACTGAAAGCCCGGTATTTTGCAGATAAAAAGAACCACAGTACATGGGTAAATGAAACATGGACAACCTGCGGGCTCAAAAATGTACTCAGACTTTGCATGGGCCAGCCGGTTTTGAAAAACGACTTTTACCACAGCACCCCGGATATGGAGTGGGCTGCACAGGAAGATAGAGACAGGGTATATGATTTTCTGGATACCTACAGTATCGGCAGCTATGAGACTACAGTGAATGAAACAAAAAGAGACCTGGCATACATCCGGAAGCAGGAAAGAATCAATGAAATGATGGCAGAAGTCCCCTGTGTGCCGGAGGAAGCAGAGAAGTGGGTAGAAGATAAACTATTTCCGGGAAACATCCTGTTTTTTAAGAAAGAAGAGAACCGGACTGAATTCAGCTGTACCGCCTGCGGTTATGCCGGCTGGAGAAAGAGCGGATGGAAGCATGGAGAAAAAACCATATGCCCGAAATGCAAGGCACCGGTAACGACAAACAGCAGACAGGAGGAAAAGACAGCCAAAGCCATGGTAACCATCTTGCAGCAATATGACAAAAAGTGGGTGGAGCGTCAGTTCCAGGCAGTCTGCAGATGGACAGCAGGGAAAAAAGACATAGAACTGTTCGAGAAGATCAGAGCCATCATACCGCTAAGGGAAACCTGGGGAAAAGTATGGTACGGGACGATTCAGGAAGCAGATGAATTTTCACAGGAATTCTGGGACAAACCACATGGAAAGAGATTCGTTCCGTCATACCTGTATCCCGGAAATCTTCCGGAAGTGTTAAAAGCCGGAGGTCTGGAACACAGCGGAATGGATATCCTTGCAAATGCAGGCATGAAATTCAACGTAAACATCTATATCATATCCTTCCACAATCACCCTTATCTGGAATATCTGGCAAAAGCCGGTCTGACAAGACTGGCAGCAGATATCGTAAATGATCACTGGGCAGAGATCAACAGAAACGGAAGGAATCTCAGGGAAGCACTGATGCTGGACGGAAACCACCTAAACAGGCTGAAAACGATAAACGGTGGAACTGCCATCCTGGGATGGCTCCAATATGAACAGAACAATGACATTCGGATCACACAGGAAAGTCTGGAATGGATTGCCGGAAAGAATTTAAAAATAAGTGACTGCCAGGATATCCTTAATGAACTTGAAAGCGTAAACCGGATGGTCAACTACCTGAAGAAACAGAAAATAGCTCCAAGTAAATTCACAATCATATGGAGAGACTACCTGCGTATGGCAAGAGAAGAGGGATACGATACCACTGACGACATTGTGAGATTTCCAAAGGATTTAAAGGCTAGGCACGATCAGCTGGTAGAAGTGAGAAATCAGAGAAAGGATGATAAACGGCTGGAAGGATATAAGAAACTGGATGACCGGATAAAAGAAAGACTTCCGGGCATGAAAGACTACTTCTGGGAAGACCGGGAATACATGATCATACCGGCAGGGACATGTAAAGAATTGATGGACGAGGGAAGAACCCTTCACCATTGCGTGGGAAGCAGTGACACCTACATGAGAAAGATGGCAGATGGCGTCAGCTGGATCCTGTTCCTGCGAAGAAAATCAGAACTGGAAAAGCCCTACTACACCATAGAGATCAGCCTGAAGGACGACCATATCATCCAGTTCTATTCAGAATATGACCGACAGCCGGATAAAGAGACCATCAATGATGTCCTGAACCGGTATAAACGGAGCATCCGAAAAAAGAAGATAAAGATTCAGGTACCGGCAGCAGGCATAGCATAAGGAGGATACTATGGAATATATGCAGTTAAGTATGGATGACTATATCCAGAGCAAGAATGAGATCAAACAGGAACTGGGAGGGATCGTAAAAAGCTTCGTGCGGATCGGATGGCAGCTGACCCGCATAGATAAGTCAGGAGCCTATAAACACGATGGATACAACACCATTGCAGAATTTGCCAGAACAGAATATGGCATGAATCCATCAGGAGTCAGCCGCTTCATGAAAGTATATGAGAAATATTCCGTTCCGGGAGATACACCAGAGCTTCAGGAACAGTACAGGGAATTCAAATTCAATAACCTGGTAGAAATGCTCCAGCTTCCGGAAGAAGACCAACAGATCTTTCATCCGGAGGATAAAAGAGAGGACATCCGCGAGTTAAAAGACTTCAACAAAGAAAATGAAAGTAATCCGATGAATCTCTTAGATTGGAAATCTGCACAGAGTACAGAGGACAAGCTCCACGCCACGATCCAGGAATTCTTTCGAGAAAAGACAGGAATCCTCAATACCCTGTACAGCAGTGAGGCATATCAGTCCGGAAACATCAAGGAAATGGCGCAGATCATCAACCCTGGTGACAGTATGAGTTATCGAAAAGGAACAGTTTTCTTGATGTTCCATCAGGAAGATATCACAGTCAAGATATTCAATGGAGAGATGAGGAATATCTCTTGGGACCAGTTTTTTGCATATACGCAGGAGATATTTGCGGAAGCGGCAGCAGGAGCGAAAACATACGAGAATTACTTCGGGATCCCAGAGGAAACTCACGACCCAACACCAAAAGAGATTCCAAAACCCGTATCGAATCCGATACCCGAACACGATGTTCGCCCTGAACTGGAAATTGCGCCGGCGCAACAGCCAGAATCGGTGGAGAATGTGGAAAAAACTGTGGATAACCATGAAGAAGGTCAAAAAACAGCAGTTCCAGAAAAAGAGGACTCTGCACCAGGAAATCCTAAAGTGGAGTCCCATTCTGAAACACCGGAATCTCAGCTGGAAAATATAGAAAAAAGTCAAGAAACAGCACTCCCAGAGCCGGAACCACAGATTCCAGGTCAGGACAGCATTGAAAACCATCCGGAATATATGCCAAAACCCGTAGAACCGGAAGAACAGTCAGAAAGCAACCCGAAACCAGAATTACAGGAAGACCATCTCGGCGAGGTCAACGGAATGGTGTCGGAAAAACAGGAAATTGCGCCGGCGCAATACGGATCAGAGCCACCGGCAGCAGAACCTAAGACCAGAAAAGAGTATATAGATACGTTAACAGCTTATGGCACAGCTGAGTATATAGCGAGAGCCATGCGGCAGTTTGCAAACAAGACATACAACACACTTCTGGATCCGGACTTCTGGAATGAATGGTTAAACGGAAAAGTAGACCATAACGGAAGACCCTGGGAAGATTAAGGGTGCCCTAAAATTCACATAGATACATCCTTCCTGTGTGAGCCTGTCAGATCACAGGAAGGGGAAAGGAGAAAAATGAATCTCAGACAGAAAAAGAAATTATTTAGAAAAGTAACCGGTCAGAATCCTCCGAGATGGATGCATTACAGTAGCCACCGGTTCCATAATTTTCTTTGCAAACCCTGGGGCGGTCTGGCAGAGCTGAAGAAACAGGCAGCCACCAGAGCAGTAGAAGACTTTAACTGGAATATTTCAAGGAGAAATGAATGGATAAGATTGTCACATCGATACAGGAGATAAATTTAGAGGACATCAGATTCCCGATCATTGCAGTATTTGAACACCCGGAAGATTATCCGACGAAATCTGTAGGCAGAATATTTGAATTAACCAAACCAACAGATACCGTGATCGTAAAAGATACACTGGAAGAATTACAGAAAGATATTCAGACACACTGGATAGGGATATTCTTCCGGAGAACAGAATTTGATGTACCATCAATGAAAGGATGCTGGGTATGAATCAGGAAGGATTATTATTCCCAAAAGGAACCATTAGAAAAAAACGGAAGAAGCACCACAAAAGTATCATAGACAGAGATATAAAAGGTCAGTGCTTCATCTGCGGCAAAACAGGCTATACAGAACGCCATCACATCTATGGCAGTGCAAATCGCAAATACTCCGAGCAATATGGCTTAACCGTATATCTTTGCCCGGAATGTCATAGAACTTCAGATATAGCCGTACATAGAAACAAAGAAGTCCGAATTACTTTGCAGCGGATTGGTCAGAGAGCATTTGAAGAGAAATGTGGCAGCAGGGAACAATTCGTAAAGACGTTTGGAAAAAACTATCTGGAGGAAGAATAAATGAACATAGGAAAAGCAAGTGCAATATTTAAAGACATTCATAACGAAGAAACAGAAGTAGAAGACAAGATCACAGCAATTCAGGAAGTGATTGATATGCCTACACATAACAGCATCACAAAGAAGAGTATGCTGGAGGTACTTCACTGGCTGATTGAAGAATATATTTAAGGAGGACATATGAACATAGCACAAAGAGCAGAAATATGTAAACATAGTACAGGACACATCGGAGCTGTAGCAGTATACACCCGTCCCACCTGTCCAAACATGCATATCATCAAAGGTAAATATGTTACAGCCAGAACGAACTGCAAGGAATGCAGATTCTACGAGGAGAGGAAATGAATTTATATGAAATCACAGACATAAAGACAGGAAAGACTATAGAAGCGGCGGTTACACTGAAACAGGCAGCAGAAAGACTGAAGTGTTCCGGAAGTGCAGTATCAGGAGCTTATTATGGAAATTATGCAATTGGTCATAGATATGCAATAGAAGTGGTAGATACAGCCATTGCAAAACAGGATCCAATATGGACCGAATGGGAAATGCGAAGAAACTGGTTTTTAAAATTATGTGGGAGGACATAAGAATGACAGGAAAGAACAAAGAAGGCTATCCGGATCCGACAGCCAGCAAAGCAATCCGGGCAGCAGATCATATGCCAGAGCATACATATAGAGATTATTGCATACTCAGAGCAATGGCATACCGCATGGGATTAAAGATAACCAGGATAAAAGATTTAGGATCTGGAAAGGAATGGAGCCGATAAAAAGAAGGAGGCCGGGAACTATCAACAGCTCCCGGCTAAAAGTATGAAAAAGAAAAAGTTTTATTTGCAATTACTCTTTGCTCTGTACAGGTAATAATATATCCAGAAAATGTGAGCAATATGTGATACAGATTTGAAGAATTTGTGAAAGGGGAGCGATACCGATGGACAAGAATATCTTAAGTCAGTACATAGATGCCTGTGAGCTGATCAAAGAAACAGAAGAGGAAATCAAGAAGCTAAACAGAAAGAAAAAGACAGTGATACAGACAAATGTGTCCGGGAGCAACCCTGAGTTTCCTTATAACCCACAACATTTTAAAATCCAGGGAACAACATTTAACTATGCAGATGACAGCCAGCTTCGATATCAGAAGAAGATTTTGGAAGAAAGAAAATCCCAGGCAGAGCAGTTAAAAATAAACGTGGAAGAGTGGCTAAATACAATTCCTCCAAGAATGCAGAGAATCATAAAATACAAGGTCTTTGAAGAACTGACCTGGCAGCAGGTAGCTGGAAAGATGGGAAGAAGAGCAACTGAAGAAGGCGTTCGCAAAGAATTTAATAGATTTTTTGAAAAAAAGTAAAATTGTCCGTTTTGTCCGATATGTCCGATTTTAATATGCTATAGTATAAACTGAACTCAGTGGAAGATTATACAGAATTCTCCTTCCCTTAGATGACTGCCAGTACCCACCTGGCAGATCACCAGAACATCTCACCGAGAGGGAGTGAGCGTGAGCTATGGAGCCGCAGGTTCGAATCCTGATGTTCTGCTTTTCTCCTATGGAGAAATTCAAACCACATACATTAAAAAAAACGTCCTGTAGAAATATAGGGCGTTTTGTAGTATTATAAAAGAAAATGTATGTGGGAGGAACAAATGAATATTTTTAAATTATTTAATGAAGTTATTCAGTGGTGTGATGGAAATGTTGGATTTTTAAATGTAATATTATCGATATGCACGTTGACGTTAACTATTACAATTGCGAAAATTCCATATAAAAAGAAAATTGTTGGGTCATTGGATGTTACATTGGAAAAAATAGAGAATGAAACATCCTATAAAAGTATTATAAAAGTATATTTGACTAATGTAGGAAGGGTACCAGTCTATATTAAGAGCGTAGATATAATAGATTGGAAGGGGAAAAATCTTGGATCTTGTGACATGAATTTAAGATATAGTCAGTGCAAAGAACTCGGTGCTAGTAAAAGCTATTCATGTCAGGGAATATTTAGTGATCCCGTATTTGTTAAACATGCTATAAATTTAAATGGATATGTGAAAATAAGAGTGACGGATATAAGCGGAAAAAAGTATTATATTTCGCGAACTTTTCCGGTAGGATAGTATGATACTTTGCTAGAAAGTGTCAATATTAATCATTGAAATATAGAGATTAAAGGCATACGATAAAATTTTTATAGGAGGAAATCATGGAAACTATGGAAAACTTTGTAAGAAAATTAGCAGATAAAATTTACGAATGCTATTCAAGAAAAAGGACTATTCCAGTTGTAGCTGCTGAAGTAGGAGTATCAGATAAGGATGTAAGAGAAACATTGAAACAATTTAATTTTTATCATGGAATAGAGAGAAACGATGACAATTTGCTTGCAGGAAAAATGTTGTATCCCATGAATTCACCAAGAAATTTTGAATGTTTGAAAAAGTATTATGGATGCATTGAAATATAAAAGTGAAAAGTAGCTTCTTTAGAGGCTGCTTTTTCTATACTCAAAAACGAAACGAATGAGAGGTGGTGAGGCTGAGTGACAAAAAAACAGAAAATATTTGCAGATGAATACCTGATAGACTTAAATGCCACAAGGGCTTACCGAAAAGCATATCCGTCTGTAAAACGGGATGAAACAGCAGCCCAAGCCGGCAGCAGGATGTTGAGAAATGTCAAGGTTGCGGAATATATTCAGGAACGGATGCAGGAACGCCAGAAGCGGACAGAAATCACTCAGGACAGGGTACTGAAAGAACTGGCCGCCATAGCTTTTGCTAAAGCTACAGACTATGCAGAAGTTAAAGACGGGCAGGTAAACATAAAAGACACAGCAAACCTGGATGAGCAGCAGATCAGAGCTATTGCTGGGATAAAAGAGGGCAAATTCGGTATTGAGGTGAAATTAAATAATAAAGAGCAGGCCTTGGAACTTCTTGGAAGACACCTGGGAATGTTTAAGGATAAACTGGAAGTATCCGGATTGGATGAAGAGAAAAAGAAACTGGGAGACATCCTGGAGCAGCTCCGAGGGGGTGATTAACCTTCATGAGTTCTCAGAGATTAGTATTATCAGATAAATACAAAGCATTTCTACATTGCAGTGCTCCGGTAGAATTTCTTGAAGGAACCTGACTACGGCAGCAGGGAAAACAACAGTAGGACTTTTTAAATTCATGTGTAAGGTTGCAGAATCTCCAAAGAAACTGCATATTCTTGCAGCGGACGATACAGGAACAGCAGAAAAGAATATCATCAATAAAGATTTAGGGATTTTGGATGATTTTGGAATTTTGGTAGAGTACAACGGATCTGGAACAAAAGATGATAAGATTCCCCATATATTGTTTCATGCCCCACAGGGTGATAAGACAATATATGTTCTTGGATATGGCAATAAAAAGAAATGGAAGAAAGCTTTAGGCGGACAGTATGGCTGCCTGTATATTGACGAGGTTAATACAGCAGACATTGACTTTGTCCGGGAAGCGTCTATGCGGTGTGACTATCTTATGGCAACTCTCAACCCGGATGATCCAACCCTGGATGTATACAAAGAATATATCAATTGTAGCAGACCTTTGCCGGAATGGGCAGACAGCACACCACAGGAAATAAAAGATGAATTAAGAGAAGAACCAAAACCCGGTTGGGTTCATTGGTTCTTTTCTTTTGATGATAATGCCGGACTTCCGGAAGAAAAGAAACAGCAGATCATCCAGAATACACCGAAAGGCACAAAAATTTGGAAAAACAAGATACAGGGCTTGAGAGGAAAAGCAACAGGCTTGATATTCCCTAACTTCAGCAGGAAGCAGCATGTCGTTTCAGAGAAATGGATAAAAGCCCAGATGGTAGCAGGAAAGCTGAAATTTAAAAAATTCACCTGTGGTCTGGATACTTCGTATTCTTCAAAGTCTCCGGACACAATCGCAATGATATTCCAGGGAATCACAGAGGACAGGAGATTGATCACACTGGCTGAAAAAGTATACAGCAATAAGGATCTGGATCAGCCGCTTGCCCCTTCCGATACAGCCGTAAAATTCATAGAGTTTTTGGAGAAATGCCGAAAGGATTGGGGATTTGCAAAAGATACCTTTGTTGATTGCGCAGATGCTGCTACGATCACAGAATTGAGAAAGTACAAACGTCTTCATGGCTGCATGTACAACTTTGTAGAATCTTACAAAAAAGTAGAAATTTTGGATAGAATCAAGCTTCAGCTTGGATGGATACAACAGGATTGCTATCTGGTTGTAGATACATGTATCAATCACATAGCTGAATTGGAGAAATATTCCTGGGATGAGGAAAAAGATATCCCGGAAGACCGAAACGACCATACGATAAACTCCCAGCAGTATGGCTGGATCCCATACCGGAATATGATCGGATTCGAAACGGAGGAAACGAAAAGGTGAAATGGATGGATAAATTGAATGAGAATATTAAAAAGACAGTCCGGAGCTGGCTGAACGTGGTCCCGGCAAATCCATATAATTTCCAGATCAATGAAATGCTGGACTTCGAGGGCCATTCGATCCGCAACAGGATCTGGTACAGAGGAGACAGTAATGAACTGGAACAGTTCTACCAGCAGAACAGCGAATATGCAGACAAATATAAGTTCTGGACAAGCAAATGCTCCCCGGGTATGGATATGAGAAAAATCCATACGGGGCTGCCTGGATTAACCGTGCGGACACTTTCTGCAGTAGTCCTGCCGGATATGGATGAGTTCGAATTTGAGTCTCCGGCTCAGGAATCACTCTGGAAAGAGATAGAGAAAGAGAACAAGTTCCGGAAAAAGATGGAGAGCGCATTGAAAGAGGCTCTGTTTATTGGTGATGGAGCTTTTAAAGCAGTTATTGATACTTCTATCAGTGATTATCCGATCCTGGAATGGTACCCGGGAGACAGAGTAGAATTTGTTTACCAGAGAGACCGGATCCGTGAGATCGTATTTAAAACTCCTTATTACGAGAAAGGCAGGACTTATGTTCTGAACGAACGATACGGATATGGATATATCATTAACGAACTGTACCAGGGAAATAAACTTGTAGATATGAAAACGATCAAGGCAACAGAGAATCTTAAAGACGTTACATTTGATGATTCACTGATCCTGGCAGAACCCTTCATGATCTTTGAATCTGCCAAATATGAGGGACGGGGTGGAAGCATCTTTGATGGAAAGCTGGACAACTTTGATTCTCTGGATGAGACATGGTCACAGTGGATGGATGCCCTGAGAGCAGGACGGGCAAAGACATACGTCCCTGACTGCCTGATCCCTCATGATCCCGAAACAGGACAGCTTATGAAACCAAATCCTTTCGATAACCGTTATCTGGCAGCAGAAGGGGATATGAGAGAAGGACAGAAAAACCAGATCATGATGGAACAGCCGGCAATTCCACATGAGAGCTATCTGGCATCATACATAACAGCCTTGGATCTGTGCCTGCAGGGAGTGATCAGCCCCTCTACTCTCGGTATTGATACAAAGAAACTGGACAATGCGGAAGCACAGAGAGAGAAAGAAAAAACTACTCTCTATACCAGAAATTCTATTGTGGAGGCAATGCAGGAAACACTGCCAAATGTAGTGGGAATGTGCATCAATGCCAACAATATCCTTCATAAGCAGTCTATAGAAGAAGTGAAAGTAAATATTCCTTTTGGGGAATACGCCAACCCTTCTTTTGAATCCCAGGTGGAAACAGTAGCCAAAGCAAAACAGGGCGGAATTATGAGCATTGAGCGCTGCGTGGAGGAACTTTACGGAGATAGTCTGGATGAACATTGCAAGGAAGAAGAAATAGCCCGTCTGAAAGCAGAACAGGGAATCCAGGATCTGGAAGAACCGGCAGTCAATATGGAACTTGGTGATTTTGAAGTAGATACAGGAGGCGGATCAGATGAAAGTGAAGGTAAACAATCGAATATACCGGATGAACAGAAGGGAGTATCAGGGACTTCTTAAAATTGCAAAAGAACAGGTTCCTATGGGCGTATATGCCTTGGAAAAAGCAGATTATGCGGAACTTCGATGTGATCATTGCGACAGCATTACAAAATTGAAGGAACTGACACGACAGTTTAAGTCTCAAGGATTCAAGGTATTGTCTAATGGCAAGGATAAATGATGAATACGATATTGGAGCTGCCTTTGAAGCTATAGAGAATGAACTCATAGCATCCATGATCCGCAATATGGAATCTCATAAGCAGGAAGAAATTGACGAAGACAAACAATGGTCCATGTGGCAGACAGAAATGCTGAAATCCCTGGAAGAATATAAACATAATAATCAAAAGAAATATGGCAAACAGTTTAAGGATATCAATGCAAAGATAGCGGAGCTGATTCGGACTGCAAGAACAGAAGGAAATATGCAGCAGGAGATCACTATTTTGAATGCCATAAAAAAAGGCTTTCCGGCAAATAAAATAAGCAAGGGAGGTACTGCAGAATTTTTTAAGCTGAATGATCGGAAGCTGGAAGCTCTGATCAAAGCCACAACAGATGATATGAAGAAAGCAGAAACTGCAGTGCTTCGCATGGCTAATGATCAATATCGGAGAATTATTTATAATGCTCAGGTATATGCCAATACCGGTGCAGGAACCTATGAAAAAGCTGTGGATATGGCAACTAAGGATTTCCTCAAAGCAGGTCTAAACTGCGTGGAATATGCCAATGGTGCCAGACATACCCTTGCAGACTATGCAGATATGGCAATCCGAACAGCAACGAAAAGAGCGTACCTGCAGGGGGAAGGAGAGAAACGCCGGGAATGGGGCGTGTACACAGTGATTATCAATAAACGTGGCAGTGGCTGTCCTTGCTCTTTGTGTGTTCCATTCGTGGGAAAAGTCATGATTGATGATGTATGGAGCGGAGGTCCGAAAGACGGAGTATCTCCCGTTACAGGAATTAAGTATCCGCTGATAAGTGCTGCCATAGCAGCTGGACTTTACCATCCCCGATGCCGTGACAGCCATACAACCTACCTTGAAGGAGTCAATACTCCACCCGATGGGAAATATACCAGAGAAGAGCTCAACAACCTTGTAGAGAAAAACGCCAGGCGGGAACGTCAGCAATATGCCGAACGCCAGGAAAAGAAATATAATAGGCTGTCACAATTCTCTCTGGATCCGGAGAACCAACAGGTGTATGGACAAAAACAAAAAGAGTGGCAACATGTTAGAATGAAGACTGGTAATATGGACAGCCAGGAATATGCAGAATCAAAAAGACCACTTGCAGATTTCCACGCAGTTCCGCAGAATCAGATTGTCAGCCTTCTTCGTACAGAATCACAGGATTGGATTGATTGTTTATCAGAAAAAGAAAAACATGCGATTGAAAAATACACGTTCAATTCTGGCGATCAAAAGCCGGATCGATTCTTTGAACGGCTTAATGCTATGCTTCGTGGAGATATAGCAGAAGATAAAAAACTTAGAGAGTATGCAGAAACAATATCAGGTGCATTGAAAAAGAGTAAGATTCAGCATGATGTTATTACATATAGAAATCTGGACATACCACTTTATGATGAATTTGAAGTAAATGATCTGGTCACGGAAGGACAGTTTATCAGTACTTCGGTGACTCAAGGAGCTGCGTTGAACAAATCATATAAAATTTTGATATATGTACCAAAAGGCAGCAAAGGAGCATATATTGAAAGGATAAGCAGATATCCTAAGCAAAGAGAGTTATTGCTTGACAAGGATACTATATTCAGAGTAGTATCAAAGAAAGAAAAAGAAATAGAATTGCAGGTGATCGTATGAAGATGAAATCAAAGGAAAAGAAAGCCTATAAAGACTTTCAGGACAGAGTGGCAATGCTGGGTAAACCGAGAAAGCTTACAGAAGAAGAAATTAAGAAATTGAAAAAAGAAGGACGTATTTAGTACCACCAGTCAGAAATGGCCGGTGGTATTTTTATACTCTTTTTTAAAATTGCGCCGGCACAACAGAGGGAGGTGAGAACATGAAAATCGAAGTTATCCATAATTTCTACGATAAAGAAAACAACTTGAAGCTTCGAAAGGTTGGAGACAAATATTCGGTATCAAAAGAAAGAGGGAAATATCTCATAGCATTAAAAGTGGCTAAAGAGATCCCGGAACAGAAAGGCGGTGATCCAGAATCTCCCGCTGAGGCGTAGGGTGAAACGCCTTATTTTTATGCCCGAAGGCTTAAAACTACGCGGAGACACCGGGTTAACAACTGTTTATGTGAGACACACGTAAAACTGTATTCGTGCAGACAGCACATAAAAAACTGTAAAGGAGCATGTAAAAATGTATAAGAGATTCAGATGCAAATTATCAATGAACCTGCAGACATTTGCAGAAGGCGGAACTGGTGACGGTGGAGGAGGTTCAGGAGCAGAAGGCGGAACACCACCAACAGGAACACAGCAGACACCACAGTTTGATTATGATAAACTGGCCAGTCTGATCGCGGGAAAGCAGAGCGTAACAGAGGAATCTGTTTTAAAAGGCTATTTTAAACAGCAGGGGCTTTCAAAGGAACAGATGGACCAGGCAATTGCATCATTCAAACAGCAGCAGGCGGCAAATACTCCTGATGTAGCAGGACTGCAGAGTCAGATTACAGAGACTCAGAACCAGTTGACAGCAGCACAGGCAGCAGTGCAGGCCGCAAAGGTTGAAAACGCAGCTACAATGATGGCAGTATCCCTGGGGCTTGATGCAAAGACAATTCCATACGTCTTGAAAATGGCTGATCTTAGTCAGGCATCAGGACAGGATGGGAAGATTAACGAAGAAGCACTGAAAACAGCACTTAATACGGTATTGGAAGCTGTTCCGGCTTTGAAACCACAGGCTGACGGAAAGACCGGTTTTACTCAGGTAGGAACTGGCGGTAATCCGGCACAGCATTCTCAGACAACTACAAACCAAACAGCAGTGCCAACAAAACGTTGGAATCGCTGGAACTAAAAAGAAAGAAGGTATAAACTATGGCATTAAATTATGCAGAACAGTGGAGCCCGGAGCTCCTTGAAATCCTGATGCAGGGAACCCTGACATCTCCATTTGTAACTAGCAATGTTAGATGGCTTGATGCCAAAACATTTCATTTTACTCAGATGAGTACATCCGGATACAAGAACCACAGCAGAAAAGGCGGCTGGAATGTTGGCTCTTACGAACAGAAAGACGTACCATACACACTGACACACGACCGTGATGTTGAATTTATGGTAGATAAAGCAGATGTTGATGAGACAAATGCTACAGCTTCCATTCAGAACATTTCCCGCGTGTTTGAACAGACATGGGTAGTTCCGGAAACAGATGCGCTGTTCTTCTCCAAGGTAGCTCAGGCAGCTCAGAAGACAGAAGACTATCATGGATCCACAGCAACATCTGCATACACAAAGGCAAAAGTATTCGGTATGCTCAAAGATATCCTTGCAAAAGGGAAACTCAGAAGATACAAAGCAAATGGTTCTCTGCTTATGTATGTTCGCAGTGAGATTATGGACGCTCTGGAGCAGTCTACAGAATTCACCAGAAAGATTGAAATGACCCAGATTGCAGAAGGCGGTCTTGGCATTGAGACCAGAGTAACTGAAATTGATGGCGTGCCGATCATGGAAGTTATTGACGATGAGCGTTTCTATGATGCATTCAACTGGGAGCCGGAAGGCGGCGGATTTGAGCCACTCAAAAAAGCATCCGGAGTGACAGGAGCACACAAGATCAATGTGCTGGTTGCCTGTGGTCAGACCTGCAAAACCGTACCAAAGATTAACAGTATTTATTACTTTGAGCCAGGCGGACACACCAAGGGAGACGGATACCTGTATCAGAACAGATCATTTTCTGATGTATTTGTGTTCCCGAATGGACGTGATGGCAATATCGACAGTATTTATGTTGACGTAGACACAACAGAGGTTGGTGCCTGATCGGAGGGCGTCATATGAGATATAAATCATATGCAACAGAAAGCTATTACCTGGATACCTATGAAGGAATTCTGATACCTGAAGATGAAATAGAAAAAGCATTAAAGCAGGCAAGCAGACATGTAGATTCCCTGACCTACAACAGGATTGTAGGCCGGGGATTTTTAAATCTTACAGAATTTCAACAGGAAATTATCCGGGAAGTTATATGCAGACAGGCAGAATTTGAGTACGAGAATGCAGACGAAATAAGTAGCGTCCTGTCCTCTTACAGCATTAACGGCGTATCTGCCCAGTTTGGCAGTTCATGGAATGTATTTACAGGAAAAGGCATTGCAATGAAGAGAGATGACTATACACTTCTCTGTCAAACCGGCCTTTGTTGCCAATTAGCGAGGTAATCATATGAAATATCCATGTCTGGTACCCAGACGGTTATGTAAAACAGATATCAGCCTGTCGTTTGACAGAGAAGGTTTAAATGAGTACGGAGAACCGCTGGAACCTATACAGTATTCAGGAAAATGTAATTATCAGGATAAAGCCCGGACAGTGTTGACTGCTGAAAAGAAACTGATCAAGATCACAGGAACAGCCTTGTTTTGCGGGGACATATGCCCGGAACTTCCAGTCATATCCGGCGGTGAGGCTGTCATATTTGGTGTAAAAAGACGGATCGAACAGGGAACAAAGGCACGAAATTCTGACGGTTCAGTAAATTATACAGAGGTTCAGCTAATATGATCCGGGTAAATTCAACAGTGAGATTGAATCTTCCCAAAATCCGAGAACTCTCAGAGATGCAGGTGAAAGCTCTGGAACAGACGGCAGAAGCGCTTCACACAGAAGTGGTACAGGCTCAGGTTTTCCCGAGAGATACCGGAAACCTGCAGAATGAAAGCACGTTCGTGGATACTTCCAAAAGCAAACAGGGGAAAGTATCTATAGTATCATCAACTCCATATGCCAGAAGGCTGTATTTTCATCCGGAATATCATTTCCATACAGACGAAAACCCGAACGCAAAAGGAAAATGGTATGAAGACTGGCTTCCGGGAGGAAGAGAGGCAGATTACTGTACAAATGCATTTAAACGAATCTACAGGAGGCTGACAGGAATATGACATTAGCAGACGTGAGAGACTATATAGCTTCCCTTGAATTGGCTGCACACGTATACATGGGGAAACTTCCGGATAAGGAAGATAAATCTATTGGAGTATACAACAGCAAGCATCAGTATCCACAGCACATAGCACTTGGAGGCCCCGCTCAGGAGGGATACGGGCAGAAATATATAACTCTGCTGATACATTGGAATAAATCTCCAAGGGATACCGAAAAAACAGCTACAGAGCTGTTTGAAGTGCTCAGACGGGCAAGGGATATAACGATTAATGATGAAACCATTAAATTTATACAGCCACTTTATGAAATCCAGGATGTTGGAACGAACGATTCCGGAATTTGTGAAATGGTAATAGAGGCGGCTGTTATCTATGCGAAGAAAGGAAAACAGAATGAAACGTAAAGCTTTACAGATGAATTTACAGAAATTCGCAGGAAAAACAAACGTATTTCCGGTTCTTGATAACAAGTTCAAAGTTGGAAAGACAAAGGAATCAGCGACAACCATTGCAGATATGGAGACATTTTCCGTAGAGTTTTCTAATGGTGTGGAAACCTGGACACCTATGGACCAGGAAGGCTGGCAGAGAGCCCTGATGACTGCAAAGGCGGTTACCATCACTCTCAGTGGAAAGAGAAACATTGGAGACACAGGAAACGACTACATTGCAGGAAAACAGTTCAGTAACGGACATGATGCAGAAGGATATTTTGAATGGGAGTTCCCGGATGGAACAACCGTATCCTGGGATGCCGCTGTATTTGATGTTAAGAACTGTGGTGGTGGAGATTCCACAAATGTAGCTGCATTAGAGTTTGATGCAATCAGCAATGGCAAGCCTACTGTAACACCCGCTGTATAAGGAGAAGAATAATGGCGAAAAAAGTAAATATTACAGAAAAACTGGAACTGGATGGCAATCCATCCCTGATTATTGGCAAAGAGGAGTTAGAAGTAAACGCAGATGCAGCAACCATGTTAAAGATCATGGGAAAATATTCAGAATTTACCTCGGAAAATGCTACAGCAAAAGACATTCTGGATTTATACAATTTAATGCTCCCGGAGGAAAGTCGGGAAAAGATTGAAAAAATGAAGATCAGCTTTAATGATCTGACAACAATTGTCATGGAAGCCCAGAAACTTATTGTAGGAGAGGAAGAAACTGCGGGGGAAGCTCTGACCCATACTATGACCTGATTGAAGATTATGACCTGATCGTATCTTCCTTCCAGTCACAGTATGGGCTGAGACTGTCGAGAGAAATACACAAAATGTCATGGACAGAGTTTAAACAGATGCTCGTGGGAATTGACAATAAAACAGCGCTTGGAAGGATTATCGCAATACGTGCAGAGGATGATAAAGAAGTTCTGAAGACTTTTACAAAGGAACAGCATCGGATCAGAAATGAATGGAAAGAAAAACATGCAAAGGTAGTGGCTGAATCCATATCAAAACAGGAAATGGATACCGCTATGGATGGATTTAAAAATGCCTTTTTACGAATGGCTGGATTAGGAGGTGACTGAAACTACATATGGCAACAAGTATAGGACAGATTGCACTTGATCTTGTAGTAAACCAGAACCAGTTCCAGCAGCAGATGAACGGTATTACCAAACTGGCAAAAAAAGCAGGTGTTGCACTGGCAGCAGCTTTCGGAACCAAGAAATTAATTGATTTTGGCAAACAGTGCTTGGAATTAGGCTCTGATCTGGTAGAGGTCCAGAACGTAGTAGATGTGACGTTTCCTCATATGACTGCAAAGGTCGATGAATTTGCAAAATCTGCAGCACAGAGCTTCGGTCTCTCAGAGACTATGGCGAAACAGTACACTGGTACATTTGGAGCCATGGCGAAAGCTTTTGGATTCACAGAACAGCAGGCTTACGATATGGGTTCCAGTCTGACCGGATTAGCCGGAGATGTAGCTTCGTTCTATAATCTGAGTCAGGATGAAGCTTACACAAAGCTTAAATCTGTATTTACAGGTGAGACAGAGTCTTTAAAGGATCTGGGCGTTGTAATGACTCAGACAGCCCTTGACAGTTATGCGTTGGCAAACGGATTCGGCAAGACCACATCACAGATGACGGAAGCTGAGAAAGTAGCTTTACGGTATTCATTTGTGCAAAAGCAATTGTCAGCAGCTTCCGGGGATTTCGCAAGGACATCTGGAAGCTGGGCAAATCAGGTCCGCATCCTGAAGCTGCAGTTTGATTCTCTAAAAGCAACGATTGGACAGGGACTGATCAATTTATTTACGCCCATCATCAAAGCAGTAAATACTCTGATCGGGAAATTAGCAACTCTGGCAAATGCATTCAAAAGCTTTACGGAGCTGATAACAGGCAATAAATCATCCGGAACAAGCCAGATCGCATCAACAGGCGCAGCGGCAGCTGATGCGGGAGCTGGTATGGAAGATGCCTCCCAGTCTGCCGACAACATGGCAGATTCTACGAAGAAAGCCGGAAATGCTGCGAAAAAAGCAGCAAAAGAGATGCGCTCTCTGATGGGATTTGACCAGATCCAAAAGCTAGATAGCCCATCTGATGCAGAATCTGATTCGGATTCTGGCACAGCAGGTGGCACAGGAAATCCCGGAGTCAATCTGGGAGATGCTGTTGATTTTGGAAAACTGGCAGAAGGAGATACAACTGTTGATAAAACCAACAAGAGTTTGGATAAACTTCTGAAACGCTGTAAAGAACTGGCTAATATCTTCAAAAAGGGATTCCAGATTGGTTTTGGGGATTCCCAGAAGAAAATAAAGTCTATCAATGACAGTATTAAAAATATAGGAAAAACACTTAAGGAAATATTTACAGATCCGGCTGTTGTAGAGTCAGCAAATCATCTCTTAGACTCCCTGGCATTATGCTTTGGGAAAATGGTTGGTTCCTTTGCAAGAATAGGATTAACCATAGCTGACAATCTGATTGGCGGATTTGATAAATATCTCACAGGAAGCAAGGATTACATTAAGGAAAAACTGGCATCTATTTTCGATATCAGAGCAGAAATTGCAGATTTAGAAGGTGATTTTTATGTTGCCATGGCTGACATTTTCGATGTATTCTCCGGGGAAACAGCCAAAAGCATTACCGGACACATTATAGGAATTTTTGCCGATGGAGTTCTTGGAGCTTGTGAGGTACTCTTGAAATTTACAAGGGATATAGAACAGATTTTTATCTTGCCTGTTACCCAGAATGTAGACAAGATAAAAACAGCAATCGAAAATACACTGGTTCCGATTGAAATAGTTCTGAATACCCTGCACCAGGCGGTTGTAGATACATTTGAAAAGATATCTGAAACGTACGATCAATATGTAAAACCTTTCATGGATTCTCTTGCACAGGGAATTTCAGATATCGTAGGTACCTTCCTTGATGCATATAATACATACATTGTTCCTGTCTTGGATTATCTGGCGGATAAGTTCAGCACAGTGTGGGCAGAACATATACAACCCGCACTCAACGGAGTCATCGAACTGATTGGCAAGATCTTTGAGAATTTACAGGCATTATGGGAAACACTCCTGGTACCTGTGATCAACTGGATCATTGCAACTATTTTACCTATTTTAGGACCGATTATTGCTAACATCGGAGATCAGATTCTCGATCTGCTGGCTGTTGCAGGTGATGTGATCAAGGGAATCACGGATATTCTGGGAGGATTCATTGATTTTTGCACGGGTGCTTTTACTGGAGATTTTGATAAATGCTGGCAGAGAATTGAAGAAATCATAGAGGGATTCAAGACTATTGTTGAATCAATCTTTAAATATGTGAAAGAACATATTTTTCAGCCATTTATTGACTTTATAAAAGGAGTCTTTGAAGGATCCTGGGCGGGAAGTTTTAAAACGCTAAAAACAATACTGAACACATTTGGGAAATCTGTAAGCCGGATCTGGTCGGATATAAAACAGATATTTAACGGAATCATTGATTTTGTTACGGGTGTTTTTACAGGAAACTGGACACAGGCATGGGAAGGCATCAAAAACATATTTGGTGGAATATTTGACGGATTAATAACTCTGGCTAAGACACCACTGAATGTAGTTATTGACATTATCAACAGCCTGATGGAAAAACTTAACTCCGGTTTATCGGCAATAGAGAACGCATTTTCATTCAGTTATGATTTTAAGAATCCTATTACAGGTACCCGGCATTATGGACATTATGGTCTGTCTCTTCCCAGAGTGCCGACTATACCTCATCTTGCAGAAGGCGGATTTGTACAGAAGAACACTCCACAGCTGGCAATGATTGGTGACAACCTTCATCAGGGAGAGGTTGTAGCTCCAGAAGGAAAGATGTTGGAAATGGCAAGGGCAGCAGCTGAACTATCTGGAGGAGATGCCGCAAGATTACTGCAGGAATTGATAGATCTGATCAAAAATATGCCGAAAGATTTTCCAATAGTAAGTCTGGATCCGGAAACACTGCGGAAATATTTCATTGAAAAAACGAACCAGAATACAAAAGCAAAGGGAAAATCAGAACTGATTTACTAAGGAGGCGTGTATGGCTAAGAGAATATTATGGTCAGGAAATACTACGCTTCCTGCACCTACAGAGATAACAGTAAACGACGAAATTATATGGTCATCAAACACCGGAAGGTCTGCTTCCGGTGAGATGATCGGTGATGTAATAGCGCAGAAAAAGAACATATCAATCAAATGGGGAGTACTTACAGAATCGGAACTTGTAATAATCAAGAACGTCCTGACCGCAGGGTACTTTCCATTTTCGTTCCACGATGATGGTATTGACCTGACAATCAGTTCCTATCGCGGAACTTTGTCAAAAGAACAGCTAGGCTGGCTTGGCGATGGGATATTTTATTATAAAAGCGCATCGGTAAGTGTAATTCAGAAATAGGAGGAAAAGAAGCATGGCAGCAGAATTAACAATTAATAAGAGCTTAACAGCAAACGGAACCATTAAAGTAGATGATAAAATTGTAATGAGCCTCTTTACAGAACTTTCAACAAGTGCCAATGGCACTGACAGAGTAACTCAATCCATCCAGGACAAAGAAACATACAATAAAAACAAAAAAGAAATCCGTGCCCAGGTTGCTGCCTTCCAGGAAGCAGTATGGGATATGCAGGATTCCATGGAAGAGGCAGACAGCACAACAGGGGAGGATACCACAGATGAAACTCAGGAATAGTCAGATTATTTCTTTTCTGAACACATACGCTGCAATAAAAACAAAGAAACTCCCTGTAAAATTGGGATATGCAATCAAAAAGAACGTATCGGCAGTAACTGCAGCTTCTGAAGCTTATTCTGCAGAAAGAAATGAGCTTTTAGAGCATTACGCACAGAAAGGCGAAAACGGACAGTTTCTGGTAAACGACGGTTGTTATGTGATCCCGGATCAGGAAGGATATGCAAAAGATATTGAGGAACTTCTGAATATCGAAACCGAAGCAGAGATCCAGACAGTCTCTCTTGATGTGCTGGAGAAATGCGATGATCCCAGATTTGATCCGTTGACCATCGAGGAGCTGACTGCCCTGGAATTTATGACAGAGTAAAGGAGGTACCTGAATGTATCAGTCAACGGAAGCCTTCGGAAATCTGATACAGCAGGATTCCCGAACGTTTAAAAGCCTGATCACTTATGATGACACCAGCATCACGAATGCCAAAAACATTAAGTTTACCGGCGGATCTGAAGGAGAGGATGATTTCTCCCTGGGCTCCGTGGTGTCCCAGTATGTAGAAGCAACAATCCCGGATTGCGCCGGCGCAATTGAAAACCATGAATTTTTACTGCAGATCGGCATGGACATAGATGGCCTGACGGAATACATTCCCATTGGATATTTTACAGCCGGAAAGCCCAAAAAGACGGAGAACCAGATAGAATTTACGGCATATGACCGTATGATGAACCTGGAAACACCTTTTTCTTCCAGCCTTCCAGATAATACGGATACGATTGCAATATTGAAACGCATTGCAGAGATTACACGGGTACCGGTGATAACAGAAGGACTTGATGCAATCACAATGGCGAACCCGAAAGGCTATTCCTGTCGTGAGGTCCTTTCCTATGTAGCTCAGATGTATGGCGGATTTGCTCTCTGTAATCGTCAGGGGCAGATAGAGATCCACACATATACAGACAGCGACTACACGGTAGGGACCGGACGGTACTGGGATAATTTTGAGCATAACGAGTATCCATTTAACGTAGAAAAACTGACCTGCTATACAGGAAAAGATGAAGAAGGGAACAGCAGCTCCATATCTGCAGGCAACGGAGCAAGAGCGGTTACCTTTTCCAATCCATTTATGACAGAAGATGTGCTGAACAATATCCTTTCAGCAATCGGCCAGTTTTCTTATATGCCTGGAAATCTGAAACTCTTAGGAGATCCCCGCCTGGATCCCTGGGATATTTTAACAGTAGAGGACCTGAATGGAGATTCTTACAAGGTTCCTGCTATGAAGCTGGAATGGGAGTATGACGGCGGTCTGACGCATACGATCGAAGCGGTTGGCTTGTCTGAAGAAGAAACAAATGCAGACTATAAAGGTCCCCAGACAAAAGAAATGGATCGTTATTACGCCCAGCTGGTCATGATCGATCATGCGATGATCAACAAGCTGGATGTAGACACGGCTAAGATCACCTATGCGACGATTACAAACCTGAATGCTACGAATGCCAATATTGAAATGCTGAATGCAGACGTAGGAAATTTCCGGGATCTGACCGCGACCCAGTTCAAAGCTGCCAATGCAAAGATTGATATCCTGGATGGCAACTATGCCAATATCAAGACACTTCTTTCCGGAAATGCTGGAGTGGGGGATCTACAGAATATTCACCTGACTTCTCAGAATGCGGTGATCGATTCGGCACTGATCCGGAATGCAGTAATGCAGACGGTCACGATATCCGATCTTTTGGCGGGAACTATTTCTACGGATAAATTTACGATCGTCTCAGATGATGGCGGGATCCAGATACAGGGAGCCACCCAGCAGTGGAAGGATGCCAACGGCGTGGTGAGACTGCAGGCAGGAAAAGATGCATCCGGGAACTTTGCTTTTGCACTGTTCGATGAGACTGGAAAAGGGATTTTGATTGATGCAGCCGGCGTTCAAAAAGGCGCAATCGCAGATGGCGTTGTAGTAGACAGCATGGTTTCAGACAATGCGAATATCGCAGCTTCCAAGCTGGACATTGACAGCTTGTTTAAGGAGATCAATAACAGTGCCCAGGTGATCAAGAGTAGCCGGATCTGGTTTGATGATTCCGGACAGAATCTGAACCAGGCATACTCTCAGATCAGCAAAAATATTACTACCGTGCAGGAAACTGCCAATAGTGCCACCGGCACTGCAAAGGCTGCCAGCGATACTGCAGACGCTGCGGCAGATACAGCCAGAAAAGCACTGGATACATTATCCGGGATCAGTACACTGGATGCGATCGGAGCATTACTTGATAATGATGCGCATGTAGTTCATACGAATCCGGATGGAACCGGCGGGGATTATAGCACCTGCCATACAACCATGAAAGTATATCTGGGAGATACAGACGTTTCAGACCATATTGACGCAATGAGGGTAACAGTTTCAGAAGGAATCACGGGTACCTGGAATGCCAGAACCCGGACCTATCAGGTAACAGACATGACCACTGACAGCGGTTATGTAGATATCGAAGCACAATACGGCCTGGAATCAAAAGCCCTGCAGCTCGGTGATGAAATATTAGTGATTGGCGGAAAGATCCTGACGATAAAAAATAATGGTGTCTGGATCAAAAAACGTTTTTCTATCAGCAAGTCAAAAGATGGAAAGATCGGTATTTCTTATAATATTCAGACCAGCACATTGGTTCTGAGAAAACAAAAGGATGGAAAAACACTTTTGCCATCCAGTGTGACTTTCTCAGCATATAAAAATGACAATGGTCTGATAAGCAGCTATGCAGGGATTTTCCAGATAGAAGAATCCAAAGATTCCGGAAAAACCTATAACATTACCTATGGTTCTTCTGGAACAGAAACACTGAAAATATACACACCGACAGGACCTGATGTAAATCTGATTCGCTGTACTCTTTATGATACGACAGGAGTGCAGATGCTTGACACCCAGACAGTAGCAATCATTGCAGATGCAGAGGGATTGGCAGAAGATATCAAAAAAGCCCAGGATACTGCAGATGAAGCAAAAGAGGCAATAACAACCACCAATAATAAGGTGGCAGATATCCAAACAGGAATAGATGGCATCAAAGCAAACCTGTCAGAAGTAACGACAGACCTTCATGGCCTGACAAACAATTCCCTGATCTATAATGCCAGATACCATGATAACGGAGATGGGACCACAACATTAACAGCAGTGGTATACAAAGACGGCAGAGAAGTAACAAAAGAATACCCTTCCACCTGGTATAGCTGGACCAGAAAGACAGAAAGCGGCGAAACCTTCCTGGGATATGGCTATACGATCACCGTAAATAATGAAAATTACATATTTGGCGGTGTTGTAGTCGGACGATTCGAAACCTATAAACAGCAACTATTAACAGTAAGCATCGGAGCTCTAACTCTGAGTGGAAAAGCTCTCTGCTTCAGCACAGATGCATAAGGCACATGCCAGAAAGGAAACACTATGTCATTACCAGAAGAAAGCGTAGCAGCCAACACCCTCCCGGAAGTAACAACCATCCCAACTGGAAAGAAACTCATCTTCACCGATCCAGACACCAACGAAGGTGGGATCATCACATTAGAAAACCTCTCAAAACAGATATTACAAAATCTGACCTCCCAGACATTCGCTCTGGATCAGGGAAATCTGACACTTTTGCAGGCTTTAAACCAATTAAATAGTAAG